CATACCGTAAATAGTGCCGGTACCATCCAGTAACGGCCAGGCGCGCCCCTCGTCAGCCATTAAACGAATGGCCGTCATCGTCAACTTTCCGCCGGTGAGCTCAGGGTACAACACACCGGCCAGGGTAATTTTTTCATCCCCCGGCCCCAGATACTGGAAAGAATCCCGCTTACCTACGCGGGAGTTTGACGGCCACCGATATTCGGCATCGCGTTGCATCGTCTGGTGTGGCAACGTCTGGCGCATAAAAACAAACATGCCGAGTGCAAGCATCATTTTTCGTTACCTCCTGTCAGTCGTGGTTCATGCTGGCACGCTGTCGGGCGCGTTTTTCACGCTCAAATTTTTCGAGCGCATCCTGTAGCTGGCGATCGAGCTGCGTACCGCTGCCGCCCCCCTGAACGTCAATGTGATATTCGTTTTTACTTTGGTCTATATAAGAACGTCCCGCCGGTGCGGTGACGGGTTGATATGCCTGATAGCCACCGTAAGTGCCGGTTGCCGGAATATAAGAGTTACCCTGCGTGGCTGCGTTCGCTTTTGCGGCAGTCTGGTCAAGCGTGCTGGACTCTTTATTAATAATGCCGAGTTTCTCAAGCACCCAATCAATACCGCTGCGCAGCTTATTAAATGCCGTCAGCGGCAGCGTTAAGGCATCCGCCAGCCGTTGACCGAACAACACACCGGCATCACGAAAACTGTTTAAGGTTTCCTGCGATGACTTGACCGGCGCAATCAGGTTGTTAAACCAGTCCCACACGGCTTTCAGTTTTCCGCCCAGCCAGTCAAACATCGGTTTAAGCGGCGCAAACAGTTCAGCTACTGGCGCAAATGCGGCCCGCATCCCTTCAATCACTCCGCCGAAAAATGCGCTGATGGGCTCCCAATATTTACGGATGAGCAATGCCCCGGCGACAATCGCGGCCACAACAGCGACAACCGGCCAGGAAATCGCGCCAATAGCGGTAATGATGCCTCCGGCCACCGTTGTAAATACGGTACCGAGCGCCGTCGCAGCGGCGATGATGGCATTAACTCCCGTTATAACCGGCCAGGCAATCAGCCCAATGGCCCCAATCATACCCACCACGCCAAGCGCCACGGCGGTAATCACCCCAAGCGTCTGCGCAAGCTCTTTATTTCGCTGGATCCACTTATCAAGTTTGAGCACGTAGGCAGTCGCAGTCTGCACCAGTTTGCGTAATGAGGATTCCTGCTGGTCAAACAGGTCGGTGCCAACAGCCTCATACGCAGACTGAAACTCTTTGAAGTCGCCGCCGAGGTTATCTTGCATGACTTTAACCAGCTCCTCGGTCTTGCCGTCCGAGGCTTTAAATGCCGCTGTCAGCTTATCGAGTTTCCCGCTGGCCGCAGCGTCTAACAGGGCATTAGACGATTTCAGCGCTTCCTCGCCGAATATCGTTTTCAGGTATTCGCCTGTCTGACTTGTTCCGAGCTTATTCTTTTTAAAACTGGCCTGAATTTCTTTCAGAATGGTAAATACGGGCCGCATGTTGCCGTTGCTGTCTGCCGTCTTAACCCCCAGCTCTTTTAATGCCGCCCATGCCTTACCTGTTGGGGCCTGTAACCGGCTGACGACAGCGCTGCTCCCGGTACCGGCCATCGATCCCGTGATATTGTTATCATGAAGCACCCCCGTCATGGCGGCGGCTTCTTCGAGGCTTACTCCCGCAGCTTTGGCAACTGGGGCCAGATAGGTTAAGGCGTCGCTTAATCCCTGAAAATCGGCCGCTGATTTATTCATCGTTGCTGAAAGCACATCGCCGATATGGGCTACCCGGTCATTTGAAAGCTGGAAAGCGTTTTTGGTACCGAGCAAAAGCTGCGCGTTCTCTTCCATCGTCCGCCGGTTAGCGAGCGCCATATTCAGCGTGACGGGGGTCGCAGCCTGGATTGCTGCCGCATCGCCGCCCGCTTTCGCGATGATAATCTGAGCTCCGGCAGCATCATCGGCAGAGGCGGCAGTATTGTCGCCCAGCAGACGGGCCTGCTTTCGCAGTGCCATCATTTCAGCTGATTCTTTCGCCACGCCGAGCACGGCCTGTAACTCGGAGTTTTTTTGCGCAAAATCATATCCCGGCTTCATAAGCGCCACACCGGCCAGCGTTCCGGTCGTTGCCATACCAACACCAGCGGCCCCCATTGCCGCCGCGTTTCCAGCCAGCTCTTTACCGGCCTGATATCGCTGCTTAACCGCGTTGAGCTTTGCCTGTTGCGCGCTGACGCGCGCCAGTGCTTCACGCTGACGATTGAGCTGCACCGTCGTTTCGCTGATGCTGGTTTTTAACCGACGCTCGTCTGCCGCCAGGGTGCGAGTATTAATTCCCGCCTGGCTGAGTTCCTGCCTCTGGCGTTGTACAGCCTGCCGCAAGCTGTTGTGTTTGAGCTGGAGCGCTGCGGCGCTTTTACGTGCGGCATCCATTGCCTGCGCCTGCGCGCGCGTCGGCTGTTCCGTATTTTTAAACTGGATCGCCAGCGCGGCGGCTTCCTGCTTCGCTTTCTTCAGCTCCTGACCGGTAACGGCAAGTTGCGCGCTGGCCTTGCGAAACCCGTCAATACGGGATGCCTGGCCATTCAGTTCACGCAGCGATTTTTGAGTGTCCCGGATATCACCAGACAGCGTTTTGCTCGCTGTCTGGATGGATTTAAACGGGCGGGTCGCCTGGTCAACAGCCTTGAGTAATACCTGCAATTTAACGTCGTTACTCATTCGTGTTTCCGCTTCGCTGTAGCGCCTTTTCGCGCCAGGTGGTGAGCTCGGTCAGGCTCATGGGATATAACTCTGATGGCGGCCAGTGAAAAATCACCGCGATATCCGCCATCAGGTCATCGACCGACATGTCTTTCGGGAAATTTAATCCGCCAAATTCGGCGACAAAAAACCGATCACCTTTGTTGCCAGCGCCATCAGGTCGGGTAAATCCATCATGACGACATCCGATTCGGTAAGAGACGGACTGGTCATACGCGGCAGCACTTTAATCAGGGCATCCACTTCAGAGCGCGCAACGTCTGCCAGGCTGACACCGCGCAGGGTTCCGGCGTTAGGCTTCATCAGGATGATTTTTTCGATGACCTGCTCGCCGCGTTTGATGGGGTTTTCCAGGGTGACGATGTTTTCTTTGCTCATGAGTTTCTCACTATTTACGGATTCGGGGTTAACCGGCCAGACATGCTGGCCGGGGAAAAATTACAGGCCGATATTGCGGCGGTGCTGGTCGAGTCGGTCGACGCCGTTCACCTTCTCAATCATGTTGAGGACGTCGATTTCTACCAGCTCTTTACCGTTCATGGTCAGCTTGTAGTACGTGCAGACCAGCGATAATTTGCTGCTGGTATCCTCGCCCTGTTTGCTCTCGCCGTTATCGACTTCCTTCACCTTGAAACGGGTCTCAACTTCCACCGCCACGGTTTCGCCGGTATCGTCCCGCTGGTAAGAGCCTGCATAGCGCAGTAGCGTCCCGGTACCGACGGCACCATAAAGCGACCAGATCGCATCATCAGGGAAGCCGCCGAGGGAAATCTCCATCGCCAGCGCGTCATCGTCGAGGCCGAAATCGACAGGGGCTGAGCCTGACATCCCGCCGCCCCGGTAATTTTCCAGCTTACGGGTCAGCTTTGGCAGGGTGACGGACTCGATAACGCCGAGATAGCTGACGCCATCCAGAAACGTGTTCAGATATTTGAGCTTGCGCGGCATTGCCATTGGTCAGGGCTCCTTAATTGCTGTTAACCGATGACACCAGATTCGCCAGGTATTTATCGGTAATGCGCTGGCGTAGCGTCAGGTTTTCGAGAGGGGGAACCGGTGTATAGTCGTAATCGATATACAGTTTCCCGGCTTTCAGGGTCGCCGCATCGTTGGCCGATTCATCAAACCAGCAAGTCGCATCGACGATATAGCCCGCCGTTTTCATCTCGCGGAATTTCGCATTGATACCCGCAACGATGTCTTTAATCAGCGTGGCAGTGATCGGCTTGTCGACCGCCCACATGTGACCAGCGGCCATTGTGTCGGCGATAACCTGCGCGGTGCGGGTGTAGTTCTCAAACAGGAACAACGGGTCATCGGAGCAGCAGCGGTTCCCCCAAAAGCGAAATCCGTCTTTGCGAATCAGCGTGGTAACGCCAGCCTCGTTCAGCAGGTCGGCATCGGTGCCGGATTCCTGCAAATCCCAGAAGACTGACGCGCTGATGCCGGTGACGCCATTCACGCCAACGTTTGACAGAGTTTTGTGCCAGCCGGTGTCCTGGTCGATTCTGGCGCGCAGGCCCAGCGCGCGGGCGGTCGCCCAGGCGGTTTCGGTCGCGTTCGCCGTGGTATCCCATGCCAGAAAATCCGGCCAGATAACCATCAGCTCACGCTGGCTGAAATTCTCGCGATAGAGCATCGCCTCGGAAACGTTCTGGCAATCCCAGGCGCTGATATAACCAAATGCGCGCAGCTTCTGGCAAATTGGCGCGAGCGCGGTCGCCACTTCGAGAGAATCGAGACCCGGCACGCCGAGGATACGCGGTTTAACGCCGGTAACAGCCTCCGCCGTGAGCAGCGCTTTCAGCCCGGTGTAATTGCCGCTTTCGTCGGTGCCGCCAATGATGTTGGAAATAGTCTGCGCTTCGGCATCGTCCCCGGTACCTTCGGCAACGCGAACAACGACAATGACTGGTTTCGACTGGTCGGCGATGGCCTGGAGGGATGCGGCCAGGGTGCCTTTTGTACCCGCTTTCGCAATGGCGCTTTGCACGCTGGTAATCAGTACGGGCTTATTGAGTGGGAAAGTGGCTGCATCGGCATCGCTGGCCGTGCAGACCATGCCGATAATCGCTGTTGATACGGTGGAAATGACGCGGGTGCCGTCGTTAATCTCGACAACCTGGACGCCGTGATGAAAATCGCTCATCCGTTTAACTCCGTGGTTAAGGGTGAGCATTATTTTCAATCGTGGGGGAAGGGGTGACGAGTCATCCCCGCTGTAACATGGACAGTACAACAGGAATGACCGTCACAGGTCAGGCTACGCGGCTCCAGCACATCAGCAGGGTGTGCGCTTCGACCACGCTGAACGATTTACCTTCGCCGAGGTTGGCGGTTTTTCCACTTGTCGTGTGTTTGTGCGCCGGTACCGTGACTTCGTGGTCGTGCTCTCCGGCGTCATCGGTCACACCCAGCTCTTTCGGGTTAAAGAGCTGCCGCACATCGCCGCCAATCTCCCAGGGGTCATCCTTACCGGCCACGCCACCATGATTGTGAACACCGCCGCGCGTGGTCGTCAGTTTCTGCTCTGCCTGTTCGCTGGTTTCGCCACTCACATCAATCTGAACGGCGGGCAGGTTGGCCTGCTGGAGCGTGACGGTATCGCTGCCGCCGGTCGCGCCGACGTCTGAACCGTCCGCTTTGCCGACGCGGATCGTTTTATTTTCCCCGGTGTACAGCCATTGCGACCAGGGCCACTTTTCATTCGGGTTGACGTTCTGATTAAAAAATCGCGTGGTGCCGACGGGGTTATCCAGTTCCCAGGCATCACTCACAGCCGATTTAACCGCTTCAGCGATAGCCTCCTGAATACTGGTATCAAGCTCCCCCACGATTTCATCAGCATAATCCTTTGCCTCACTGCTGATGCGGTTCACCTCTTCAACGGTAGCCAGTATTACTGACGGATCGGCTTTTAATTCCACACTTGCGGTATTGCTTACTGCAATCCACACATTGACAGACTGCAACCGGCCCGCCCCCTGAGCCAGTAGCGGTTTATACGATGGCGGCAGGTCTGCTAATGCCAGGCACACACCTTCGTCGTCATAGAGCGCCGCTTCGCGCAACCAGAAACCGCCAACCTGCGGCATCATTATCATTTCCGTGCGGATGACGTTTGCAGCCTGGTCAGCAATCACAACACGATTAAGCGGGGCGCGATAACGTTCACTGACTAACCCCGTGCGCGACTCGTGGTCGGTCATTTCACCGTCACCGACCGCCATTTCAGCGAATCCGACGGTGACGCCGGATAACGCCGCCGATGCAAATCGCCGGGCACCTTCGCTGGTCAGCACTGCTTTATACAGAGTCTCGCTCACATCGCCCCCCTACAGACTCAGCCCGTAAATCTTGCTGGTAAAGCGGTTAATTTTTGACAGTAGCGCCGCACCTGCTGTTGTGTTCAGCGCCACATTGCAAAGAAACACATCAGCGACATCGCCATCCCAGAACTGGGAGCCACCCGGCAGCGCTCCCAGCGAAAATACGGATTTTGACGGCTCGCCAGCAGCTACCGCTGTATAGGTCTGACCGTTGATACGCAAAAAGATGCTCACGCCATCAAAACCACAGGCAAATGCAAACGGCTGGTCGAGACTGAGTAACGGACCAATGCATGACGATGTACCGTAGAGAAATGCCAGCTTCCCGGCGTTACCACCTGATGTGGTGACATTGAGAATGGCGCGAATGGATGACGACGTGAACGTCCCCAGCAGGGTACAGGATGCCGTCAGGGAGCGTAATGTCGCCACCCCGGCCCAGCTGAACGGCTGCGACGGGTCAAGTGCATCACCGCTAAAAAGGTTCCTGTCCTGTTCGCTGGCATTGAATCGGGCGCCAGCATGTTTGCCAAAAATCCCGTTAACCAGCGTTGCACCGGTTTTTTCCGAACTTCGGCTTAATTTGCTGCCGGTTCCTTTAAGGTCATTAAACGAAATGATATCGCCATTGTCTGACAGCGTGACGCGACGGGCATCACCCTGAAACCAGTTAACCAGGCCCGTATCATACAGCAGCATACCTGTCACCGTGCCCGACTTCGGCAGGTAATCATTGTTTATATCACCGCCAATCATAATGCCGCCAAGGGGGTTAATCATACTGTGACTCCGATTCGTTCGCGTAAAAGGTAATGCCTGATTTTCTCCGGCACCGGATGGCCCAGCAGGTTAAACGGTGAGCGGATGTTACTTTCCGCCATCGCCTTGCCGCCATACCATGCCCAGCCAGCTCCGGCGCTGTTATTCAATCCGTATGAGATACGCTCCCCCGCTGTTGACGTGGGTTCGCTTGCCAGCGTCAGGGTGATTTTCGAGCCTGAATAGGCCACAGATGACACTGCAACTACACCGTCATTATTATTCGCATACACAAAACCATCCTGCGGCACATCGGGCATCCAGTTGCTGTCTCGCGATGCAGTGACTGTTCCAGGGGGTAACCCGGTTTCAATCGTGATGACCTTCCCGTTACGGGTGGCAGATTTCATTCTGAACGGTTGCCATTCCATGCCATTTGCAATCATCAGCTCCATATAGGCCTGGCATTCGCCCATCATCATTCGCCCGTATGCGTTCAGGTGCGTGCGGTCGGCGGCGGTAGGATAGCCGTACATTGGCCCCGGTATCAGAATGTCATCGCGGGTATCAAGAAAATTCAGTTGCAGGGCACCGACACCATTCTCATAGCCATTTCCGCCGCCGGTGATTTGCCACAGCACAATTTTGCATTCCGTACTCTGCCCGGTAATCTGCTTTATTTCCGGGATGATGGCATCCGCCCACGTTGCAAAATCAGCAGCATAATTAGTACCGTTTTCACCCTGAATAATCGTTACATATGACTGTGCTACGTCCCGCCCGTAAGTGGCTGCAATGCGCTTTGCAGCGGAGAGAAAGGCGAAATAATTTTTCCAGTTAACAGATCCGGGTAACAATGCGGACATCGCAACCGAACCCTGCCCGGCGGTAAAAACCACCTGGCCCGGCACGTCGCCGCCCATCTCTTTTTTCAGATATTCATGGGCAAATGCGGTCATTGTGGCGGGCAGGTTGTTATTTGTCTGGCTGGCGGCATCAGCAAGAGGCGTAAACTCCGTCAGCGAGTTGCCGTCAATCTCGCCGCTGCCGCCCTGGGCAAAGTTCCGCTCCCTGAATGACAGGGCGCTGAACGGGAACAATGCGCGACTTTCTCTGACAGGCGTATCACCGGCCAGCACACCGTTTGACTGACTCATCAGGCCACGCACCTCAACTGGCGCAACCCTGTCAGGCACGAGAGTATTAACAGCTCCGTCTTTTTTCTGCTTTGCATCAAAGGTTTTCTGGCTGAATCGCTCCTGTACTGTCGCGTAATAAAAATCACCTTTTTCACGCACAGCGGACACTTCATACCCGCCGCGCACGGTCGATGGTGGCAGGTATCCGCCTGAAATATCGCCCAGGCGTTCACCGATATAATCAATCGTGTCGCCGTCTGGTCGTAGCATGATTTCGCCGGTATCCGGGTTCAGCCCGACAGCAATGACACCGTTAGTTTTTGAGCCAACAATGGGGAGCATAAACGGGGCGTCGCGCTCCGGGATGGCATCCATTCCCGGTATCTCGACATGAGAGACAGTAACGCCACCGGATTCATTGAATCCGATAACGCGCCCGTCAGGAGACATTACCGGCAGGGAAAACCCGCTGACACCGTCCCGCACCATAAAGCTGCTGTCAAAACCCTCCGTTAGCGAACTGACGGCGGTTTGCATGCTCAGAAAGGTATTGCGTGACGGAATATCAAGAATCTGAACCGCCGCATTATTGTCATTCAGATAGATAACCTCCCTGGCGTTCTGGGGGGTGTTGACATAAATCACGCGAAAAGCCTGCCCGGTCAGGGTGACTGACAGGCCATCTGTCACGGCCTGCGCCTCGTCATTACCGGCGATGATAGTCGCCGCAATAAACTGACTGCTGTAAATCCGTTTACCGGTGCGCGTGGCAACGCCATCCGTATTTATTCCCTCTTCGGCCCAGAAACTGGCATCATCCGAACGAAAAGAGAAACGACTACTTTCAGGGATGGTTCCGGCGTCAATTGCGTCCTGTGCCGCCTGGAAGCTGTCATAGGGCATCTCACCGGATTTAACCATTTGCCCGTATGCTTCCACCTCCTGTTTCAGGTAACGGGTGCGGTTAGCCAGTTGTCCGGCCTGGATATTCGCCGCCCCGTTACGTCCGCCCTCGACCTTATCCTGCCGGGTTAGCAAGCTGATCCCGCTTTCCCATTGCACCTTTTCGTTAATATTCATTCGATTCACCTGAAAAATGATAATTCCCGTCATAGTGAGTCACGCCGTCATAAACAAGGCTGTCATCCGGTGAGTACCCTGGCGGATAAACGGTAATAACCTCACCATCATGGATAGCTGAACCGATATATGCGGTTCCCCTTGCACTGGCTGAGAGCGTTAATTGCGAAATGTGTCGGCTCACCGGTTTGGCATCTCCGATGATTCGCTCCAGCTCTTTAATCATCGTCTCAGTGATGCCGACATCATTGAGGTCAATCTCAAGCCGGAATGTCCCGGCGGGGTCGGCCACCTCCCACCATTCCAGGAGTGTCATGCTATAGCCCAGAGTTTCAATCACGCGCCGCAAGGCGGCGACGGTTCCCTTGCGTTGGTGGATCCAGAAAGCATCACTGACTGCCTGTCGTTTAACCGTCTCTGACCATGTTTCTTCCCAGCGGTCAACAGAGAAAGCCCACGCCAGATACGGAAGGAATTTCACCGGGCATCGCCAGGGGTTCCACAAATCACGCAGCGGCACAGATAAATCGCTGATGAAGGCACACGCTGCGGCGGCTCGCTGTTCCAACACCGACGACCCGGTCGCCATCAGCGAGTTACTCATCGGAGCCCCCGATCACGACACTGGTTTCGGTGCAGTACGCGGCTTGGGTTTTATCGAGCACGACGTCGGCCAGCGGTTCGAGCAGTTCGACGCGCTGGACACCCTGCACATGCAGCGCGGCATAGATGGCAGATAGTCGAATATCGCGACCGAGGCGGCGCTGCTCGGTGATATAGGCAGTTAGTTGCGCTTTGGCAGCAGCAAGAATCGGCTCGGTTGCCGGGCCGGGGTACACATACAGCACGGCATCGACTGCATAATTGACAATCTCGGCCGAGACGACTGTCAGGCGGTCACCGACCGGGCGCACGCTCTCATCATTCAGCGCGGTACTGACGGCCAGTAATAAATCATCCGATGCCGTGCCGTCACCTTCCCGCGACAGCACCGCAATAGTGACCTCAGCCGGGGCCGGGCTGTTCGCCGAGGCATCCGCGACACGACCATCGGCGCTCAGGGCGTGAAACTCATAGGCACCGGTCGGCCCGGCGACACTCATCCCCTCAAAAGCAGCCGGTACTCGCTGGCGTAAATCACTGTCGGATTCCATGACCGCCGCCACCGGCGGGATTTGGGTATCGTCTTCGGGGGTAATGACCAGGCGCTCAACGTTATTATTTGCCGCGAGCTGGTCGAGGTCGTTTTTGATGGCATAGGCCACCATCCCGGCTTTCGCCGCCTCGTTAATGCGCTGGCGTAAAATCACCTCGCGATAGGCATTCTCTTCGAGATATTTCACCAGTGGCTCTGACTCCAGCGTCAGCGTCCTGGCGACCGCTTCCTGCTCGTCTTCCGGGTACAGTGAAATCAGCGTCGCTTTGCGCTCGGAGAGGATGGCTTCAAAATCCAGCGTTTCCACCACATCAGGCGCGGGGAGCTGGCTCAGGTCGATAACTGCCATAGGTTCAACTCACAGGGATGGTTAAGGAAAGGCTCTCGCCGGTATCGGTGATTTGGCCGGTCACATCGACGACCATCTGCCCGTTAAACTGCCGCGCTGTAGTGATTCTGGTCAGCCTGACGCGCGGTTCCCACTTCAGGATCGCCATGTAGCAAGCGGCCATAATTTGCAGCTCAAGCGCCGGGGTCTGAGGCTGGTCAATCATCTGCGACAGGAGCGAGCCGTATTCACGACGCATGACTCGGGAGCCGACAGGCGTGCGCAGAATATCCCCGATGCTCTGGCTGATATGGTCAACGTCTGAAATACTTTCACCGGTCGTGCGGTTCATGCCGAGATAACGCGCCGTCATTTGGTGCCCTCCGTCCATTCATCGCCGCGCCTGATGCCGCCGTGGCCGTGTTTATCCACCTGGACACCGTTGGAAGTGAAAGCGCCGCCGCTGTGCTCGATATCACCTAACATCTTGCCGCCTTGCTTCACCTCCAGCGTGCCGGTCGTCAGCTTGTTGGTGCAGACCACCTCTGGCGTATCCAGGGTGACGCGGGTATCGGCTTTTACCAGCACCACCGGCACGCTGACGGCAACCGAATCGGATGCGGTCACATCGGCGGTTTTAATGCCGGTGACGGTCAGCGCGCCGGTTTCCGGCTCATAACTCATAACGGCACCGTCGGGAAACTCAACGTGCCAGGCATCCGCCGAGGCCGACGGCGCGGGGTTGTCGTCGGAATAAATACCCGGCAAAACAAAAGCGGTATCGAGCTCACCGCCCACGGCCAGAATCATCACCTGCTCACCAATGGAGGGAGCCCACCAGGTGCGTGAGCGCCCGGCCCGATGCGTCAGCCACTGGAGCCAGTCGGTATAAATGCCGCCGGTCTGCACGCGACAGCGCCCGGCGTCGATGTCAGTTTCGACGACGATGCCGGTGCGGATCATGTTGCGTATCGCGCGGGCGAGTTCCTGGATAGATGCGAGAGTATTCATAGGGGAAAGGATGCCGCCGGGGTGTTCCGGCGGCAATCTGCGGGCGTTTTGCCCTGGCTGGCACAACGTTAATCGGCGAGGTAGTCGATAATGACGCTTTCCACAAGCTGCCGGTCATCTTCGGTAAAGCCCAGGAGCTGGCGCTGTGGGTACTCGACGGCTGCGCTTTTGGGGGATGGTTTATCCTTGAGCCCGAGCTGATGCACGCGGGCGATGCGCTGTACTTTCCCGGTAAATTCCACCAACGCCGCGCTGTCGTTACCGGTCGCTTTCATATAGCGATTGGTGCGCAGCTTCGCAAACATCTCGCGCTTAATCCGGCCTTGCTTTGCCCTGACGGGCTGGCGCTTACGCGGGGCAAATGGCGAACCGTCCGGCGCTTTTTGCGATTTAATGCGCTGTTGTTGCCGCTGGCGCAGTTTCTTCGCAATATCGGCGGTCATCCGACGACGCCCGGCGGGGGAAAGGGCCGCTATCAATCCGGCGAGCTTGTCCTCAAAGGGTTTGAAGTCATTCATCCCATTTACTCACCCGTTCGCCATTACTCCACATCTCGACAGGGCTCGTCACCGGCTCCGGCGGTGGCGGCTCCGGGATGTTCTCAACGTACATTGCGCCGTCGACCTCGTTGACCAGCGTGCGCTCGGTCAGCAACAGGCTGATGCTGACATCGAGGCTGCTGTCGTTATTAATGTCAGCGAACCAGGCAAATCCTTTTTTTCGCCCCTCCTCGGTTGTCATGATGTCCGGCTGATTGACGCGCAACCAGGCCATAATCGGCACAAACAGCAGGTCAATATCGTCGGTAAAATCCGTGACCACGATGTTAAGCGTGTACCGCTTTTCAAACGACAGGGAGCGCGCCAGCGTCGCCGTATTGTTGCCATCGTCCAGGCGAAGGTGAAGCATATCGGGGTTGGTACGCAGTACCGGTACCGCATCAGTTAAGGCTTTTCGCAGACTGTTGGGCTTTAACATCGATTTCATCCTGGCATTGTTTAACCGTATCGACCTGGATTGCGCAGCTTTTCAGGGCGTTTTCGAGCTGGCGTATATCCGCACTCAGGTCGCCATTAGTCAGCGGGTCGCTGCCCGGCATCGGGCAGGGACTGACCTTCGGGCAGGCGTTGTAAACAATCACCGGCGGCGGCGTTGGTACAGGCTGTGCGCTGGTGCAACCGGCGCACAGCATCAGGTAAATCAGCGCTATACCAGCGGCGAAACGCGTCATTTTCATTGAGTAACCTCGTGATAGTTTGTTCACGCCGAAAGGCCAGCAGGTTAGCCGCCGTGAGCTTATCCCTCATGGCAACCTGCGCCAGCTCTTTGCGCTGCGACTGCTCTGTGGCAACGTTGAGCTGATTTTTCAGCATGGTGATCGTGGTTTTCTGCGTACCGGCGACCCGGTTCGCACGTTCAAATGAGGCGCGCAAATTGCTGTTATCGTGTCTCATCCACAGCAGACCCGCACAGGCCAGCGCCAGCAGGAGAATCACTATCTTCATGCAGTTCCCCCTCCAGCCTTGCGCCACACTGCGACCAGCTTGTCGAGGCTATGCTCACGCTGACCGTATCCGGCACCCGGCAATGAAGCCCAGATATTGCGACAGCGGGAAATCGCGCGCTCGATGCGCCCCTGCTGCAAATCTTCCAGCGCACCACGCTCCCGAATAAGCTGAATGGCGAGCCTGTCCTGTGATACCGGGCTGAAATCCGGCAAAGCGAGCTGTTTCTGATAATGCGGCCAGAACAGATAAAGCTGCTGGTAACGCCCGGATGCCGTGGATTTTTCCCCGCGACGATTGAAGACCTTCGCCGGGCGTCCACCGGCGAACGGGTGATCGCGATAATCGGTAAAAATCTCCGGCTTGCCATCGATACCCGTGACGATAACGTCGTAACCGTTGTTTCGGGTCAGCGGATGCGTTGCTGTCCCTTCCGAAAACGCCAGCGTGTCGAGGAATGCCGCAACGTTGGGATGTGTCTTAATGACTGCCATCGTTTTCCCCTTTTTTAATCTTGCGCTGGATAGCAAGCTCTACCGCCTGATAACCGGCGATACCCAGCATGGAGCCAAATCCGCACACGGCCGCGGTTGGCAGGTCTGGAAACTGTACCAGGGCAACCCCGGCCACCATCGAAACAAAGCCACCCAGCAACGTGCGACCAATAAAAAGACGTGCGGTGATCGGTTCACCACCGGCCAGCACTTTACCGACGACAATCAGCGCGCCGATGATAAAAAGCGAAATGACGCTTTTTTCCCCTTCCGTCATGTGGTTACTCCCAGAGGTTTATTGTTTCTGTTACGGGGGATGACTTCACATCAGGCAGCTCGATCACAGTGCCATGCGGCAATACTGCGCCGAGCTCGGCTAACCCCGGATTTGCGGCGAGCACCGACTCGAAGACCCCCTCAGTGCGCCCGTAATACCGGACGCAAATCATGTCGAGCGTGTCGCCCTGTTGCGCGATGGCCTGCATCAGATTTGGCTCACGATGCAGCGGGGTTTGTCCTGGACGCGTGATACGGCCCAGCGCATGTCCCGCCACAGCTCGTCGACAGTGGTATCGATGCTGTCAGCTTTCTTGTCACCTTTGGCGCTGGCATCCACACCGCGATAACGCTCATAGAGCGTGGCGGTCGCCATTGAGGTGACGGCGCGCAGGTAATAGAAAACTCGCACACTCTCGCCGTCGAGATCGTCAGCCGGCACGTCGGCAAGCTTGCTAAAACCCCCGGCAATCTGCTGTTCCCGCCACAAAAACAGCTCGGCATTGGTTTCGGCGATGCCGGTTTTGATAGCCTCACGAAGCCGGGCCGGGGCGACGGTCTGCTCAAGTCGCATCCCTTCACGCACGCGTTTCGGGTCGATGTCTGGAAAGAAAAACGTATTTTTTATCACCGGCTCATCGCTGGCAGGTGGCGGGATGACCACCACGCCACCCGGCTGCGGCTCATCGTTCTTTTTAATAATCAGCGTCGTCATGACTACCTCTGAATAGGTGGGCGGTGGACGCCGGTCTCAGGTCAGGTAAAACACCCTCATCGACCGGCGTGCCGCCCTAGCGCGGGGCGCATTCTGTTAACCGGCGGTCTTTTTCGGTCGGCCACGTTTAGCCGGTGCCGTAGTTTTCACGGCGCGCGGCGCTCTTACCGGGGCTTTAACGACCGTTGCCGGTTTGGGCTTCAGCTCACGCTCAAGCCGTTCAATGTCTTTTTTTACGCCTGCCTGACAATCGAGCTGCATCGCTCGCTTGAGGTGGGCCAGCGCGTCGGCGGGCTGTTTGTTATCCCGTAACACCTGACCGGTGATTTTGTGCAGCTTTGCGCGCACTTCATCAGGCATATCGGCGGCGGCGGTCAGCGCCAGCGTGTCGAGCAGCTGGCTGACGACGACCGGTTCACCGGCGGCATGGGCGCGCATGGCGGCGAGCGCCACCTCTTCGGTAAACATGTACTGCGGCGGGCGGCGGTGTTTGCCTGGCATGGTCAGACCGTACTTAAACGCGTAGCGGGCAATATCCATCGCGCCGCCGATATCGCCGACATCGAGACGCCACAGCATGACGGTCATCACGATGTCATCCTGTGCACCTTTGCCCTGTTCCAGCACGCCACTGACCCACGGCAGATAGAACGGCAGCAGCTCGCGCTTTTTCGTGGCTTTCAGCTCTTTACCAAAGATGGCTTTTAACGTGCGTTGGTCTGCGGCCAGCTTAACCAGCATCTGCTCGTAGGCAGTGGCATGCCGCAGCGGGTTGTTTTCCCGCTGCGCGGTTTCAATGGCCGAGACCCGCATCATGTGACGCTGTGCGGGGCTCGTCATCGGTTAGCCCTCCGGTTGTGCGGCAGAGAAATCGCCCAGCTTGATATTTTCAATGAAGCACCCGGCGGCGTAGGTTTCGACCACGTAATCGATGTTCATCGATTCGTAGTTTTCCACCTGGTCGAGTTTCGGGTTTTCGATAATGGAGCGGCGATGACTTTCATCCATGAAATAGATGGACAGGTTATCGAGACGCGTCACCATAATCGCGTTCGCCGGGAAGTACGGCACACGGACGGCGGGCAGGTTGCCGATGCGTTTCTGGCTGATGATGATGTCAGCCGCGAGCGCTTCGCTGTTCGGCTGGTCTTTGTTGACGATCGGGAAATATTTATCGGCCAGCAGCTTACGACCCACAATCGCTACAAGTTCGGCATCTTCCTGATAAATCTCGTCAATCAGGTTGTCGGTTGCATCCATGACCAGCGAATCGAGGTTAACGTAATCGCCGTTTTTACCCACACGGATCACAGCGGAAACAACATTCCCTTCTTCGTCGACAATTTTGCTCATCACGCGGGTCGGCGCTTCATTACGGTATTTCTGCAGCCAGCCGACGGCGACGTCCTGCAACATCGGATGAGTGGCGCGGTCAGAGGTTTCGGCGCGCTCAACGCCGTTGAACCCGGCCATGATGAAATCGAGCGCCTGCCGCTGGATGATGGCATCACGAATACGGCGCTGGAAGTCCTGGAAGCGCGCCCACAAATCCAGCTTTTTATATTTGAAGTGAAAGTCGAAGTTGACCTGATCGCATTCGTACTTGTTGGACTCCAGCGCGGTAAAGTCGGCGGTTTTACGCTCCTTGCCGCTGTTGGTGTCCGTTGTACTGGCGATGGTGCCATTGACGCCGACGCCAATTTTTTCACCCTTCAGCTCATCCACCGGCACGATATTAATTTTCTGCAAAAAGGCCGAGGACATCTGCACGGTGTTCATCATGGTTTGCGTGACGGACGGCTCGACGGAGAATTTTTTACTCACGTCGTCCGGGTCTATGCCGTTCAGCTCAGCAACGCGGGACATGTAGGCATTGAATTTAAAACGGGTTTCCTGACGCATAGTCTTTCCTGTTTGGTTAAATCTGGTTGTCTGACCGGGCAAGCCTGTCGCCCGGCGATAAATTCATGACCGTTTAGCAGTCGGTCAGCAGCTCATCGCCACCGCCACCGGTGGAGAGCTTGCGGCGTTGCTGCGCGGTGCTTTCGGTTTTATCCAGCGACGTTTTTAACTTGCTGAATGCCTGGCTGGTCTGGTCGGCCTTCGTGGTGACGTCCTGTTTCAGCGTCGCAAAGGCATTTTCCAGCGTGGCAAGACGCTGCTCAGTGGCGGTTAGGTTTTCCTGCACATGTTCACTGACGGCCGTCACGGCTTCATGCACATCCTGAAAACGGGCGTCATCGCTGGCCTGTTTGCGGCTGAAGATCGCTTTCACTTTGTCGCTCAGGGCGGTAAAGACATTTTCCGCCTGGTCTTCAAACTCCAGCTCGGCGAGGGTGGCGACGGAAATCAGGTTGCCCGGCTCGGCTTTGAAGCGGTTGAGGGGGTTAAATTTGGCACCCCGGCAAAATTCGAGGTATTCGGTGCCGAGGCTGGCCGGGTCATCGGTCACGGCGAGGCCGACCAGGTAGCATTTACCGCTATTGGCGAAATTCGGCTGAATTTCCATTGAGGTGTAGACCTTCTGCAATTTTTTATTCATTGCGATCAGGTCATCGGTCGGGGTGATTTTGGCGAACAGCGCCAGCTTGCCTTTCAGTACCGAATCGTCGTCAATCTTTTCAGACTTCAGCTCAACCACATCGCCGTAACGGCTGAACGGGCCATCCGGCAGGATGCCTTTCAGGTGTTCGAGGTTAATGCGGCAACCATAGACGCGGGGGTCAAAGGTCTCAGCCATTTCCTGAATATCCGTCGCGCTGATAACGCGGCCGTCACAGGTATCGCCTTCGACGCCGATGCGAAACCATTTTGAAACTTTTTTTGCCATTGTCAGGAGTCCTGATATCGGGTTAACGGGTCGGGGTTAGTTTCCCGACGTCGCCGCCCACCCGCTATCAATCCCGGATGGCTTATCCCTCACACAACAGCACCTTAGCGATTCGCATCACCCGTTTCTTTAGCCTTGCCCTGTATCAATCACGGCGAGGCATCCATGACCATCACCACCGACACTACTTTATTAAACGACCCGCGACGCCAGGCGGCTTTACTGTACTGGCAGGGGTTTTCCGTGCCGCAGATTGCCGAAATGTTGCAGACCAAACGCCCGACGGTGCAGAGCTGGAAACAGCGCGACCAGTGGGAGGAAACCGCACCGCTGAACCGGGTCGAAAGCACCTTAGAGGCCCGGCTGATTCAGCTCTACGCAAAGCCCAACCTGACACCCCACGATTTCAAGGTGGCGGATTTTCTGGCCCGACAGATGGAGCGCTTTGCGCGCATTAATCGCTATGGCCAGACCGGAAATGAGGTTGACCTTAATCCCAATGTGGCCAACCGCAACAAAGGCGACCGCAAAAAGCCGACAAAGAACTTTTTCAGCGACGAGGCTATCGAGAAACTGGAAGAGATTTTTTTCGCGGAGTCTTTCGAGTATCAGCTCCGCTGGCACCGCGCCGGGCTTGAGCACCGTATTCGCGACATTCTGAAATCGCGCCAGATTGGGGCGACGTTCTACTTTTCCCGCGAGGCGCTGCTGCATGCGCTGAAAACCGGCCATAACCAGATTTTCCTGTCAGCGAGTAAGACGCAGGCGTATGTATTCCGCGAGTACATCATTCAGTTTGCGCGCCTGGTCGATGTCGACCTGACCGGCGACCCGATTGTCATCGGCAACAACGGCGCAAAGCTGATATTTCTCGGCACCAACTCAAACACCGCGCAGAGCCATAACGGCGACCTGTATGTCGATGAGATATTCTGGATCCCCAACTTCCAGAAACTGCGCAAAGTGTCGTCGGGCATGGCCTCACAAAGCCACCTGCGCAGCACCTACTTTTCGACGCCTTCCACCCTGGCGCACGGCGCTTACCCGTTCTGGTCGGGGGAATTGTTCAACCGTGGGCGCGCCCGCGCCAGCGAGCGGGTCGACATCGATATCAGTCATGAGGCGCTCGCCGCTGGCGTGGCGTGTCCCGACGGTCAGTGGCGGCAGATTGTCACCATTGAGGATGCGCTCGCCGGGGGATGTACGCTGTTCAATCTGGAGCAACTCCAGCGCGAAAACAGCGTCGACGACTTCCGCAATCTGTTTATGTGTGAGTTCGTTGACGACAAGGCGTCGGTGTTTCCGTTCGAGGATTTGCAACGCTGCATGGTCGACAGTCTGGAAGAGTGGGAAGACTTTGCGCCGTTCGCAGACAACCCGTTCGGCTCCCGCCCGGTCTGGGTGGGATACGACCCTTCGCACAGCGGCGACAGCGCCGGGTGTGTGGTGCTCGCGCCGCCGGTTGTCGCCGGGGGCAAATTTCGCATTCTGGAGCGCCATCAGTGGAAAGGCATGGACTTCGCGACGCAGGCCGAATCCATCCGACAGCTCACCGAAAAATACAACGTCGAGTACATCGGTATCGATGCGACCGGCCTCGGTATTGGCGTCTTCCAGCTGGTTCGCTCGTTTTATCCCGCCGCCCGCGATATCCGCTACACGCCGGAAATGAAAACCGCAATGGTGCTGAAAGCAAAAGACGTTATCCGCCGTGGCTGTCTCGAATATGACGTCAGCGCCACCGACATCACCACCTCGTTTATGGCAATCCGTAAGACCATGACCAGCAGCGGGCGCAGCGCCACCTATGAGGCCAGCCGCACCGAGGAAGCCAGTCACGCGGACGTCGCCTGGGCGACCATGCACGCGCTGTTAAACGAACCGCTTACCGCTGGCAGCGGCCAGGTAACATCATCCATTCTGGAGTTCAACTGATGAGTAAATACAAAGGCCGCAAGCCACAGCCACAAAAGCGCCCGCGCAACATGAAAGACAGCGCGCCCCAAAAAATGGAGGCGTTTACCTTTGGTGAACCGAGTGCCGTGCTCGACCGCCGCGATATTCTGGATTACGTGGAATGCGTCAATAATGGCCGCTGGTTCGAACCGCCGGTCAGCTTTAACGGGCTGGCGAAAAGCCTGCGCGCCGCCGTTCATCACAGCTCGCCAATTTACGTTAAGCGCAACATTCTGGCCTCAACGTTTATTCCGCACCCGCTACTGTCACAACAGGACTTCAGCCGCTTCGCGCTTGATTTTCTGGTGTTTGGCAACGCGTTTTTAGAGCTTCGAAAGAGTGTCACCGGTCGCCCGCTGAAGCTGGAAGCGTCACCGGCTAAATACACGCGGCGTGGTATAGAAGATGATGTCTACTGGTGGGTGCCGTCATTTGACCAGCCGCACCCGTTCGCGCCGGGATCCGTATTCCACCTGCTGGAGCCAGACATCAACCAGGAGCTGTACGGCATGCCGGAATATCTCAGCGCGCTAAACTCCGCCTGGCTGAATGAAGCGGCGACGCTGTTCCGTCGCAAGTATTACCAGAACGGGGCGCATGCGGGTTACATCATGTATGTGACGGACGCCGCGCAAAGCGGTACCGATGTTGAGGCGTTGCGCGATGCGATGCGCAGTTCGAAGGGGCTCGGCAACTTCAAAAATCTGTTTTTCTACGCACCGCACGGAAAACCAGACGGCATTAAAATTGTGCCGCTCAGTGAGGTGGCAACGAAAGACGATTTCTTCAATATCAAAAAAGTCAGCGCCGCCGACCTGCTCGACGCTCATCGCATCCCGTTCCAGCTGATGGGCGGCAAGCCGGAAAACGTCGGTTCGCTCGGCGATATCGAGAAGGTGGCAAAGGTGTTTGTCCGTAACGAGCTCATCCCGCTACAAGACCGGATGCGCGAGGTCAACGCTTGGGCCGGTCAGGAGGTGATCCGGTTCAAAAGTTACACCCTCGACACCGAAAGTGACTGATTTCCGCCGCCTCCGGGCGGCTTTTTCTTACCCCCACGCCTGACCGCCTCAGAAGCCCGCCACGCCCTCAAACACCCCCGCACCACCCACCGACACCCTCGCGAACCTGCGCGGCACAGCGACGCGCTCAGGCTGCGAAAATAAATGCGCAAAAGTACGCTGGCGCGCAGTGCTTTCCCCGCCTCGCCTGCGCACTTAACGGGTCGCTTTTAATGCAATTGCATCAGGAGCCCCGAGCCGCGCGAGCGTTGGCGCTGGCTGGCAAATACTGGAATAAAAAACGAATGCAAACTCATGCACCTTTTGCATGCAGCTTACTTTATTGTTGCCTGATAACGAGAATAGGCGTCCTCAAAAGCTTTTAAGTATGCCTTTGGCAAATCAAATTCATATGTGTTGAGGTTGGTTGTTATAAATAGCTTACCTTTTTTAAAATCTATGTTTTTATTCATATCAAATAACGCATATGTCGACCACCAAGCAACCCCTGAGTCGATTGTAAATTTAACGCTT